GATCCGCTAAAAAATAATTGAATATATTGTCCGCCTCCAGTGGAATATCGACTAAAATTGTCGTTTGCTTGAGGAATTTCTTGGTAGATCCCACTGATCGTAATCCCAAAAGACGAGCTATCACTAAACGGTGAAGGTCTAATCGCAGAGATAAATGGGACTTTGATGTAGTTGATAAACATAATTTATACATCGATCCCCCCGAAACCAAAGATTCCAATACTTAATTTATTAATACCAGACAGAGTATTATTGATATCAATACCTACTCTAGAAAGACCTGAAACTGTGTGAGCTAAGCCCCCACTATAGTAAAATATTTTACCAGAATCAAAAGTAAAATTGTTCAGGGTCGTTTTGATGTTCCCCGTATCGCGGACATAAATAGATCCACTTAGCAACCCAGCTCCAGCGGTAATTGGTCCAGCCCCACTATTAATACAGCCAAGGGCGAATCCGGTCAGAATGACTGGCATACCAATGAAGGTCTCGGCTAGGTCTAGCCCCGAGCCCACGGGGGAGAGCAGGAAGGATATGTTCGTAAACGTCCCTGTAATAACTCCTCCAGAATTAGAAAAGTAACCTATCGCACCGCGTCTAGCAATATACGTCCAACCACTTATCCCGTGCTCTGGATACATTCCTGAGATGGAGTTAATACCCGTGTAGCCGTAAGACTCATTATTATAGTAGGTTGAATAATTCCGTTTATAAATATCGCCAGAGTTAAAATCCCCCTGATAGACCCATGTTCCAGTTGCCCCAACTGTTCCTGTTGCCGCGATTTGCCAAAGTGAACTCCCCGTCCCAGCGGGCTTATTAAAAGAGTCGGAAACATGCGTTTGTGTAGACAGATAGCTAGCATTATTCTCTGTTTGGTAGACAAAGTCGAGACGACCATATATTTTACCCGCTGACCAATTACCTTTTGGTTGCAAATAAGGACCGATTCCGCCCTGCTTCCCCTCGATTCCAAGAAATCCACTAGTCAGCCCACTAGCGAACGGAATAGCATTAAAAGAAAAAAGATAGTCCGAATCAGGAATCCCAGAAGCGAAAGCGACGTTGAACCCGCTAACATTTGTCCCGGAGATGGTATGGCCAATATATTCTAAAGCCGAGGCTCCTGTATACTCTAAATTGCCGACGATAGTAGGCTTTGTCGCCATTCCCGTTCCCCAACTATAGGAGATACCCGTAATAGTATTTGGAAGAGGCAGGCGGACACTGTATAACTGTGTATTATTCGCAGAATTTCCAGAAATATAGAAGATTGAGCCACACTGGTCAATAGTAACTGTTCCCGCTCCCTCTAGATAAACATGACCAGAGGCTCCGCTAGAACCGTTAATAGAGGCAACGCCAGCAAAACCAGTCATGCCTCCCATCGTTACGCCTAAAGCGTCTAGTTGAGATTTTCTAACTACCTCGGTTGGATTTAGCCCAATAGGAACAATCGGCGAGCTGTCAAATGTTTTTGACCCCGATATAGTTTGTCCACCAGTAGTATAGACTACCCCATTTAAGGTCAGGGAATCAACGTAGCTTTTAGGAACTGCGCCAGAAGGAACAGTTGGCGTTGCGACAAGCGGGCTCGTGGTAAAAATCTTTTGTCCAGAGATGGTCTGGGTCGCATTTGTAGTGACTACATTTGCAATACTGACGTTTTCAATCTGAGCTTGAAGAGCCCCTGAAGCTCGCTGAACATATAAAAGATTGGCCGCATCACCAGTTGCCGTTGATGAACCGACCCCCACGCTGCCAGTAAAAATCTTCCGCCCATTGACCGTATCGTTACCATTCTTCGATATATAAAAATCTGTAACGAAGCCACTTAGTATATCGCTTCTTGTATTGACCGTATCAATAACAAAAAGAGCAGAGGAAGCCGTGCCTGTATTCCCACTATAGGGAACCATCGGAGAAATATTAAAAGTTTTCTCGCCTGTAATTGCTTGATTACCAGTAGTATAAACGACATGGTTGCCGACGAAGCCACTAGCATCAAAATACCCTTGGAGATTACCAGATAAGGCTCCTCCACTAGCTGTCTGTTGGATAAAGAGACTTAATTGGCCTTGATCAATCTGTTTTACTGCTATAAATGCCATATTTTAGTCCCCGTTGTAATAAGAAGGGTTTTCTAATGTATAGAAATTCACAGACCTAGGGACTGTCCCACCATTTGAATATTTATTGTAATAGGAGACCATTTTGTCTAGGCCCTCTCTTGCATTTATGGACATAGATTGAAAAGTCTTCATCATTTCGCTAGGGTTAGCGCGGCTGATTGTTGAATCGCCTTCCTTCAAAGTATACCACATTGGAGTTGTCCCTCCCGCGCCTGCAAGCGAATTAGCCCGATTGCGATAAAAACGCATTGTATACATGGTTCCCAAGATAGCAAATTCTGTGTTTGTTAAATCGGGGCAAACATAGGAACCTTGAGCACCAGTGTAACACTGGTTGATGAGATTATTTAAAGTCCCCAGCGTATTAGTTTGAGTCACCCAGCCACTTATAGACAAGGCACTAATATCCGCTGGTGAACCTAAGTCCTCCCATAGTCCCGTGGCAAATAAACCAATATCCCCTGCTCCTGTGCAACTCATACAATTTTATACACTAAAAGGGTCCCTTGATAAAAGAGACTCTTGTTATAGTTTAACTATATTAAAATTTATTTCTTAAACCAGCGGCCTAGATTACTAAACCATTTCGATTGCCAGTATTTCCCCACGAAGCTGTTCAGAATACCAATCCAAAAAATAGGAAGGGTGACGATATAAAGAAGAATTCTTTTATAAATATTCTTTATTGATCCCGGCGTAAAGTTAACAATGCTTTTGACCAAAACGGCAAAAGGCATCCATATAAGAAAAATAAGGATAAATAAGTTCATTAGCGACAAACCCCCATGAAGTTTTCGATAGCTTTCTTATTTTCAGCGCTCATACTATTCGGAGCGACCTCGGGAGGCATTCTCTTCGCTGTATATTTTCTAAAGCGATCTTCCAATCTACCAATCAGACGCTTACGGTCTTCAATTGGGGCTTCCCCAAGATTAATAGAATGAGAATAAAGTTCAGATGTATCCATTTGGTTAATTGCGCCAAGATACTCATCAACCTCGTCGGTATTGTAGTCGGAACCCCAACCCATAAGAGCGGGGTTTTTGCTCGTTGCTCCGAGAGCCCCATGCGTTTGTGCCATCTTTGAAATATCAATTTTCTTAGAAGCCTTTACCTGTGTTACGTTTTTTTTGCTAACCTGTGCCTTTGCCATTTTTTTCCTTTTGTTAAAAATTATAACTGACATATATCAATACACGAAAAAATAGGTATATTAATATAATTAAACAGAAATTTCTTTCCAAACGTCTTTACGAGCCTTCCAATATTCAATAATACTTAATGTCATGGGGTTCTCCCATTTTCTTTTAAGCTCAGGCGTCGGTATTTTTTTAAGCAAAGTGAATAAGATTGCAGCGGTGAGGCCACTTTTACCCCAATAGTAACAGTTTTCACCCGCGCCCTGAGTAACCAAGGAATCTCGTTTAGCCAGCGTAGGTAGCTCTAAGCTATCAATGACGCTTTTTATCCAGACCAACGACTCTTTATTACAGCTACAAATGGAAAAAGCTATACCCGTTTCCTTGTTGCCATGGGTAATACATCCATCCCCATCGATAACTCCTTTTATAAAAGCTAATTTATGTTTTATATCTGTCATTTTCGGTGTTTCAGATCTTAATGTTTTATTCCTGTCGAAACCGAAGTTTTTCTTTAGTCCCTCTGCCCATTTAGCAGCAGATTCAAAGCTTATGTAGTTGTATTTATGTAGAGCTTGTTTATCTTTGGAAGAAAGATTACATTTTTTGTATTGCATTTTTATCGGATGGGTCGAATCAGTCATTTTTTTGAATAGTTCCATATGCCCTCTGTCTTTTGTTGCGCACCCCCATCGCATATAGGTAGCGTTCTCTCTATGGCCAATATGCCCATCGCTAATTAACATCCCCGCCCAATAACAGCTATCTAATGTGTATTCGTCAAAATACTGCTCATTGAAAAAGTATTTTCTTGGCGTTTTGTATTTATTGTTTATGCCGAGGGCATAGCAGTGCGCGGCAATAGTCATTCGATTCCTTGCGGGTAAAAATTTCACCATATCGATAAAGCGGTGTTTACCTGTCGAACAAAGTTTTGTTAAAATTTGATTTTCTTCTTGTGTCCAGCGATTCATAATGTTAAGTCTGTGTATAGGGTTATATTGAGTTTTTTGAATAAAAAGAAACCCTAGATTTCTCTAGGGTGTCCTTGAATTGTTTTATAATCTGATTACCAGATGAGAGCGCTTTTGCCGCGATTGTCAAGAGCAACATAGCCCTCTTCAATATCCCCATAAAACCCGGCCTTGTCCGAACGAGTCGTGAAGGTATCATCAGCAGCCAATGACCAGTCACCATCGCTTTGGGCGCGACGAACGCGAACCAAGTCGAACATAGAACGGTTAAGACCGAGAACGATCTCTTCAGTAGCAGGATCGAAGGCCCCAGCTGAACCGCCACTATGACCAGCATAAGCGGTTGCACCAGCATAGTTTCCGAAGACGGAATTGTATGCTTGGCCTACACCCAGCTCATTGAACTCGTGAAGATTAACATCGAACAAGGTCGGAAGACCAGCCGATGCGAAGATCTTTTCGCGAACAGAGTCAGGAGCAGCGAGGGAAGTAGCACCACTTGTCGCAGTAGCTCCAGAACGAGTGTTCTGAGGCTGGTATGCGATAGAACGGAGTTGTCCCATCCACTCAGGCGAACCGCACATGTCGGTAAGGGAAGCGTTGACGCCCATAGGCGTTCCACCAACCCAAGACGATACGATACGACGATACTTCGTCATGAAGGTATTGAAATCATCAAGTTGGAACACGTTAGCCGTAGCAGAACGATAAACTTGGAGATTGTCAACAGCAGTATTACTTGCGTTGCCGTCGATGCGAGCACCAGCGACAGAAGACATGAGGATGTTAGTGCCGTTCAGGTTCTGCTTGATAAGAACTTCTTGAGCGAGACGCTCTAAAGTCTTGCCGATAACCTGAAGGTTAGAAGCACGAGCATAGCTCTTATCGAGGGAAGCAGCTCCAGCGAGCTTGTATGTGTCAACATAACGGTCGGAGTTGCCTACGACGTAGTTAGTTGCGGTTCCACCAGCGGCAGCTTGCTGCGTGATGTGGAGGAAGTCGCGCTGACGAACATCGAAGTAGAGGGCAAGAGGAATCTTGGCCGCTTCGTTTTCACCTATGCTCCATACTTTGAAGAAGTTAGCGAAAACAGGAGCCTGCTCGATAACTTGTAGAAGGGGATCTCTGATAACTTCAGCAATTGCTTCAGCAGCTTCAAGAGACTCCGTGCGATTTTTCGAACCCAACTGTTTTGCCAAAGCAACTTGCTCAGGTGTGCGCTCGATATCAACATTAAGATAGTTTGATTTATTCATTTAGATAGTTCCTTTTATTATTAGACGCTGATCTCGATTTGAGCATAGCCTCCGTTGGTTGTGCCAGATGCGCTTACGCAACGTCCGATAACTCGTGGAGAGATGCTTGTTCCAGTTGCATAAGCAGGGGAAACACAAGCAACCTTACCAGCACCAGTAGCAACGATAGGATATCCAGCAACTGGAGTTGTCCCAGCGAACTGGTCGAGAGCGAGAGTGAACTTACCACGCTTTACAAACGGAACTGGTTGACCAGTCAGAATGAAACCGCGAGATTCGCGAACAGAAGGTGGAACGAGTTGCAGAGGCATCCCGTTTTCTTCGTGAGTAGCAGTTGTGTTGAGAGTGATACCAGCGATCTCAAACTTAGTGTCACCAACTGCGGCAGGACGAACCCGACGATTGGTGTAGTAAGATGTAGACACTGTGTTAGTGTAACCTGCTCCAACTGAGTCGCTGGAATAACCATCGGCTGTTTCTGGAGATTGATTACCCGTTACGTAAGTAACAAGCATACCATTCAGGCCTGTGCCCAAGAGTGCATACTCATTAATGACCTCTGCTTCTGCGTATTGGCGGAAGGGGCGAAGTTTGTTTTCTGTTAGAATACCTGCTGACATAATTTAGTCCTTATATTTAATGGGTTGTTTTATTATACACAAAATTTTGTAAAAATTTCTTTTTTATTGACTTACGGAACGTTCGCCAATAGTTTTACCACCGATTCTCACGTTTTTAAACGCGGCGGCGGCTCTTTCTTTAAGAGTTGGTTCGGCAGTTACTGTGTTGTGAATTTCTTGGTCTTCATCTTCCTTAATAGAAGCGATGATTTCTTCGCTATCCACTTCCTCAATAACTTTCTTAACAGCTTCTACTTCAACGCCCTTTTCTTTTAGAGCGGCAGCGAGCTGTTCTTTTTGCTCTTTAGCTTTAGCAGCTACTTCAGCGGCCTGAGCCTCTACTTCCTTGGCTTTTTCAGCCTTAAAAGCTTTGGTCTTTTCAACCATCATCTTTTTGGACTTTTTCATCCAAGAAGCGAAGGACTCGTCATCAAGGTCACGGACATCCGCGACAATAATAGCTTGTTCTTCATCGTTGAAATCAAATTCAGCTTCGATAGCGGCCATGCGCTCGTCAAATTTAGCCTTAGCTTCTTCAGCAGCACGAATTTCTTTAATTTCTGCAAGTTCGGCCTTAATGGCTTCAAGTTCAGTTTTAAGAGCTTCGGAGGCTTCAGAGGCTTCTTTCTTTGCGGTCTCTAGATTAGAGGCCAAAGCGTCAGCTTCTTCTTTTTCTTTTACGAGACGTGCGCTTTCTTCAGCGATCACGTCAGCAAGCGACGTAGAGGCGCTGGCGATTTCTTTATAATCTTCGAGCGTTTCCGCTTTGGAGATCTTTTCTTTTAGATCTTTTAGTTTGTCGTTGTTCATATTAGAATTGTTAATAGACTTTGCAGTGTTAGCTAATACACGGTTTTTGTGTATTTTTTCAAAAGAGGCATATAAAGCCTCAAAAGTAATTTTAGCAGCAGCGAGTTTTTCAGCTCCATCAGGTGGATAGCTTTCTTCGCAATGCTCCTCATCCTCCTCTTGTTCATTACTAAGAATAGGGACAATGCCCTTTACATTAGCGGCGGGTTCGCCCACGATACCTTCGCCGAGTGGAATAGTATTTTTTGGCAAGATCCGATAAACTTTATCGTCTTTATTGGCGGGAGAAACTCCATCACCACCATAGGCGCGTAGGCTCTTTTTGTATGTTTCAAACAGACTACTGTTCGATTCAATCATACAGTTAGCGTCAGAGATCAATTTGCTATCCCCCATAATACAAGCGATACGAAAGTCTTGAAAGGCCATCTCAAATGAAAGAGAAAGCTCTCCATATCTGGGGTGAGAAGGATCAGATGCTTCAACAATAGCCTCGCACAGCTCGCTATCTACAACTTTCCAAATAACAGCAACGGTAGAGATATTAAATGGACGATTAAGTTTACGGGCTTCCTCTTCCGAAATTATTTCGTTAGTGTCTCTATCGGTGAGGTATGACTCTAAAATATAGCCAACGACCTGCTTACGATTGTGCTCAATATTAACCTGTTTCTTTTCAAATTTACGATAAACTGCTATGGCTGTCTCGACATCCATGCCGTCATCGTTAAGATTAATTACCCCCGCTACGGCTAAATCAGCCGACACATAAAGGAGATCTGGGTCGTCTTCTGGGTTTATATAGGAGGGAAGTAATTTCTTAAGATCTTGAAGAGAAGCCTGAACCTCATTAAGCTCTTTTTGCGTAGGCTCAATTACTTTGACTTTCGAAGCAAAGATGGTTTTGGGCATTATATTTTCCATAATATTTTTTAATACACGAAAAGATTCTTACTTTTTAATCAGGCTTTTGTATAAAACTATGGCAGTCCAATCATCTACATCATATTCAAAAGCGATACTGTCCAGTTCCTTACTAACTTTACTAGGAATATCTTTCGGATTTTTACTATAAGCCGCAATAGACTTAAGCCAAAGATCCTTGGGCTCGTTGATCACAATCGATTTAGCTATAGACTTAACAACCTGCTCTTGAATTTCATTGAACTCTTTTAATTTATACTTCTTCTTGTAGGAAGCAGCGACTTTACTCTCTACTTCGTTCATGGGAGCGAGGTGATCGATAATACCCTGCATACTAATTTTTCCGGCCTTGGCTTTCTTTGTCCCGATGGGACTAACTTTCTTTGTAGTGAGTGGCCCCTTAGTTCCTGCTGGACGACCATCACCGCCATCGTCTTGTCCCCCGCCTAGCAAAGGACTATATAGACCTTCTTCACGCTCTTTTTTATATTGCTTTTGGTTTTTGAGGGAAGTATCCTTGTCGGGTAGAATTCCTGTCTTCAGAGCGGTGTTGAGTTCTTCGTCGGTGAGAAGACCAAGTTGCCCCATCTGAAAGTAAAGACGGTTCATCACTGACTCGTCTTCAATATCAACCTTTTCAAATTTAATTTGAGGCTTATGTCTAAAGTTCATCGCTTCACAAACAGCATCGATCTGTGGCAGCAGGAAATTGTCCAAAAAGCATCTACGTCCTTCTTTTAAGCTTTCAATAAAGATTTTCGCTTTAATAGAGGCATTGGCAAACTTTTCTTCGCCGAAGAACATATATTGAAGTCCCTCGCGGATGTCTTTATCTACCTGCTCATACTTCGACGGTCCCAGCAACTCCTTAAGATCAGGAATTTTCCACTCAGCCTTAGTAGTATAGTCGGCAACCAAAACACGACCGATGGTTTGGCTTTTAAAGATATTTTGAAGAGCAGCAAGATTTTGTGGATTAAGTCCAGCGTTGTATTGATCCGCTTTATCGCCTGTCGTGACCAAAAGAATAACCTGTTCAACCGTCCTAGCTAAAGATGTATCCATCTTTTTAAGTTCAAGCTTTCTTTCAATATCGTTCAAAACAGGATAAATCATAGGAACCGCTAGAGGCTCATAATCTTGTTTTCTATAAAAAGTGTAATAAAGACGTTTAGGGTCTAAAGGCACATAGATATCAGACATACCAGAACGCATTTTAATCTGCTGCTGAACTTCCGGCGGCAAAGAGCTTAATATTTGCTTATCTTCTGGTGTTTTAGGATTCCTTAATCTTTCAATTTCATACGTAGAAAGCATCTTGACAAAGGTTTTGCTTTCTGTGGGCCCAAGCTCAAGAGAGATTTGTTCTGGATTGAGAATAATATAACGAATAGGAAGCGTGCTACTTTTTGCTGAATACGTAGTTTCCAGTACTTTGAACTTATCTGGGGCAATTTTACCATTAAATTTATAGGTAAAGACATTGCCTGAACGGTAATACTCCAAGAAGAACTGAGCCTGAAAACTATTAATCTTAATGGCGCTCAGCCAGTGTCTGAAGAAATCTTCTACAGTTTTATTCTTACATGTTACGTGAATAGGGGAGACCGAGAAGTCTTGTAAAAGACTAATGGTGTTTCTCACTATGGAAACATTAAAATAGGCTAGGTTAGTTAAATGAATCGCATCGCCAACGGAATAAAGACCATTACTACTTTGAGTATAGGGAAGAATACCGTCTCTTAAATTTTGATAACGATTCTCATTTGTCGCTGTTGCTGATCGGGTGCTACGGTAACTTGTCCCTCCAGAACTCCCGCCACCGCAAGCAGCTACTGCGCTAAAGTGATCACTACCATCAAATTGTGGATCTGAGGCAAAAGAGTGTTGCTTGAAAGCGGGCTCAGAGACAGAGGGGGTCTCGTCATTTTTGCGCGACCAATAAGAGCTTTTCTTTATATATTTACGAGGCATATGCTAGGAGGAATACACTAAAAGTGATACAATCTACTTTCAATTTACTTTTAAATTAGGGTTGGTATGAAGGTGGTTTCGCGGTTTTCAAAATTTGCTATTTCCATCTCTGTATAAATCTTGAAGGCCCACACCCCTAAGAAAAAGGCAGAGTAGGAATCCTTACGAGGACGGGTAGTTCCCTTGGTTCTTTTCATATTCTGAGGCATATCATAACTGACACCGCCAAGTCCTGTCATTTTGGGTTCGATTGTAGCGCATTCCTTCTTAAGTAGATCTATAAGATAGTCTTGATGCTCCACAAATAGATACATGGAGCCACTGCCCCCCGCCTTTTTCTTTTTGTCTATGTTTTCAATAAAAGCAGGATGAATACGATAAATCTCGCCAATATCCTGTTCGACCATACCTTGTAGAGCATCAGATACGGATAAAGACTTACTTGCGAAGAGAACTCCACGAAAATCAATCATAGATTTTAAATACTCATTGGCAGCGCGTTGAAAGTCACTATGGAACGATTGTTTTTGGACAATTCTCTTTAAATCGAAATTGTAACTTTGTTTGACTTGGTGGGCGATTGTTTCATAATTATTTTTACCAAAATCAGCCTCAATCCCTAAGAGATCTACACGCGCCTGCTTAAATATTTCAGATTCATTACAGATACTAATAAAATCCATACCGCTACCCTGAGAGGAGTCAACTGCAATATATACGATGTTAAACCGCCTAAGAATATAGAGTATATAGAGAATATGGAATTTTAATTCACAGCCTGCATGAGCATACTGGTGGACAACCATCGGAGCTTTTTTACCGTTCTTTTTTGTCACAATTTTGAGCACGCACATAGCGAAGTGATCGGCAGATGGAGATGAGGAGACATTCGGGTCAATCGCCAAGATATATTCCGCGCCCTTTTCTCCAACGATCTCGATACATGGCATTTCTCCATTAGGGATGGTGCATTCATTCATTTTCAGAGGACTGAAGTAACCATCGGAACCGTCCGTAAATATGGCTTTATATTCTCGGTCTAACGCCCCTTTTGGGGTAGAACCGCTTTGAATATCATCAATGATAGCTGGGTCCATGATTTCCATGGGAACGATTTCATAAGAAAACTGCTGGACAAGATAGGAGGCATTACTAAATTGGCCGTCGCTGACAAGTTTATTAATTTTATCTAAGTAGTCTTGGTATATCGTATATAAATACTCCCATTTATAGCTCGCACTACTCAATATGATCATTTTCGAGTCAGATTTGAAGGTCATTCTGTCTTCTTCTTTCATTTTACCCTTCTCAATCAGAGCCGTTTCTCTTTCACGAATAGATTGTTTTGCAGTAATATCCGCACCAGCGATAAGGAAGGGACGAAGAACATCATTGATTGTTTGTTCTGGGATAAGTAACCCTTCATCAATAATCAGGACATTACAACGGAAGCCACGGAGTTTTTGGCTGTCTCCGAGAGGCACGGCAGTTATTCTTGCCCCGTTTTGAAAAGTGATATTATATAAATCCTGCTTCTTCATCATGTCCCCTTGGAAACACTGACGGAGAAGAACCCCCTCCTTACGCTTTGACCATGAATCAATTTGTTCTACGATTCTACGGCTAGAACGAAAGGTAGCGCTGACGATGAGAACGTGCGTGTCGGGGTTACACAGACAGTATAAATAAGCGAACACAGCCGCCAAGGTCGATTTCGCCGACCCTCTTCCTGCGACGGTGAGGACGAAGTTTCTTGAGAACCAACCTTTGATCATTAGGCGTTGATATCTAGCTAGATTAATCCCTGTCAATATACGGACAAAAAATCCAATATTGTGCATGAGAAATTTGCCCAACGTCTTTCTGGCGAGATCCTCGTCAAGCTCTCCTTTCAGCTCTTTTTTGAACTTCTTGTTCCAGTCTACTACGACCGCGTCTGGCCAACTTGCTTCTATCCACGACATTAGATTAGTCCTTTGTCTGCGGCCAATTGTAAATCGATACTCTTAACTCTTTTCCCTAATTGAAAAAGTTTAATAATCTTATCTGCTGAATCCGTTCTACCTTCTGTAAATAAGACCTGAAAGTGAAGAGGGTATTTTGCCAAAAGATCTCTCATATTTTTAAAAACATGTGACGGCGACACACGACCCCACCTCATCTCTGGGCGGTAATTAAAACTTAAAGCGTCTGTCAAAGAACATTCGACCACCATAACAACATATCCATTGCTCTCTACGGCTCTATCTAATTCATTTTCTAGACGTTGAAAGGCGCTACTGTCTCCTTTTTTTTGAACGACCTTTCTTTTATTTAGACTTCCTGCAAAATCGTTTAATGACTTCCGCTCCACCGCCAAATTGATTTCGTGAGGATTCTTCAGTGCATAGTCGCCAAAATCTAATTTAATTCTGGAGGTATCCATTGCGAACGTCAAAGGCTTTTGTTCCCGTGTGTCGTAAAGAATAACATTGTCTTCGTCTAGGCTTTTTAATGAAAAATCTTCACAGTCATAACGGATTTTAAAGCCCAGATCTTTACAAATATTATTATATCCACCCACTGTATCATAATACTCAATGCGCGGACAGGTTAGCGTTCTCAACTCAACCTGAGGCATGGAATAAACAAGCTTCTTTTTATCTTTTCTCTGCCTAAGCCAATCAATAACCCATGCTCTTCCTTCTTTTGGGTTCGCCTTTACCCATTGTTTAAGAGTAGTCTTGGAAACAAAGTCTTGTCTAATATACTGATCATAAGTCTTGAATGGAATAGGCTTCCCAGAGAATAAATCTTGTTTTGCATAATATTCTAAATAGTAATTTTTTTGAGTAATTTTGAAACGTCGCAGATAGGCATGAAGCTCTTTAACCGTCTCGTGAATTGATCCATCGATTTTGCAAATAACACTCATATTAAATGCCTCCTCTTGCTTCTTCTTTCGACATACCTGCAATAAGAGCGGTAACATCATCCATACTCTTCAATCTATTGTATTCCTCTTCGTCTTCATCATGCTCTTTTTCAGCAAGAGCCAATAGTTCATGACGTTTCTCTTCATAAATCCAAGCATCAAGTAGATTGAGAACCGATGAGTTCTGTTGAATTTTATTACTGATTCTTTTTGATCTCGACCCAGAGACGCTTTCAATAAAACCCTTTAGCCTACCTTTACTTTTATCAAGTTTTTCACGGGAGGAATTAACGAGTTCAACCATGGACATGGAAGCTCGAGCCCTTTCTGAGTCGGAGCTATTAAGAGCTTCATCGATAAGGTCTTCAAGATGCTGAACATTTCTTTCAATTTGGGATACCATAACGGTCTCTGCCGCAGCTGCAACATACATATCGACCTCTTCAGAAATCAACTCGTGAGCCTTGTCATGAACAAAACGAATAAAAGTAGATTCGAAAAGCTCTCGCTCAATTTTTTTATTGTATTGGCTTGCCTGAAAACGAAAGCGCGAAGTCTTGACAAAGGAAAACAAAGCTTTGAGATTCTTTTCATCTATCTTTTTTAAAGAACTCGGATTATAGAGGGCGCGGGCTGTATCATGAGGATTGCCTACATACTCGTTAGCCATACCCAACAAAGTGGAAAATGTAGCGGGAGGTTTGTATATTTGGGAGGTGACAGGCTCATCCCAGATATTGATGGCATTTTCGTTGATCTCTTTTACGAAATGATAAATTAGCTGATACTCTCGACTAATCGGATTGATTTTATCTAGGTCTGGAAAGATTAAACGAACAATTTCGCGCATTTTTGGTGGATCGTTGGTGGCGAGTAGGGCCTCAATATTATCACACTGCTCCTGAGATAAAACGACCTTACCCGTGACAACTCGATCCTTGGCTGTTCTTACCGTCTGCCCCTTGGAGGCGATATAAGCCTTAACGCTTCGGCCTTCGGTAGACCTCCCGTCTAGTCTATCATCTTTAAAGACTAATCTTGTTAATACCTGTAGCTCCTCTACGTCCCATAATTTATCGACAACAGCTTTCTGCTCATCGGACAGTTCGATAAGTTTGTATTTAGCCTTCTTATAATTGCCCTCTCTTTTCTTGGGCTTAGGAGCTACAGTCTCGTCGCTCATAAACCAATTTCCTCAATAATTTGTTTTATCGCTATTTTAAATCTTTTTCTGGCTTTAGCGATTTGTGGAGCTAAACGAGCCTTACTCGTCTTTGTGTATTCTACCTTTAGTTTTTTAAAGACCTTCGCCTCCGATAGATGATCAATATACATATACTGATAAAGATTTTTGTCCCAAGTATTAAGTCTTTTGAGTAAAATAGCATCAATTTTTTCTTTCGTAGCCTCGATATCTAAAAAGTCTGATTGAAGATTGTTTGACTCGTCCTCATGATCCTCTAAGGAAACGGGCGCTCCCAAATTGGCCTGAGACTCTTTCTTTTTTTGCCAATTGGCATAAGCCTTACATTCCCCGCACTGAATCCCACTTTTTGTAAATGAGCAAGTATTATCTCCCATATTATAAACGCAGGGGTTACCATACACATCAACAGAGATACATGGGCGAGCGGATTTATAAATATTATCGCGCAGTAAATTAATAATAGATCTTGTAATAACGACATTGGCCCAGTTTTCAAGAGGCCTATTCTCATCATATTGGTCAAATTTTTTCCAAATTTTTATGAGAATAATTTGCTTAACGTCTTCCCACTCAGGGTTTTGTAAACGCCATGAAGACTTTCTTTTATCAATCAGCCCACTTATTTCTACTACGGAATCTTCGAATGTAATCATTATTATTTTTGTTCGTCTTCTTGAGCTGCTTCCCAAACTGATTGTAAAATGCTACCAGCTTTAACAGAATTGCTACTTGAACTAATAATAAAATCCGATTTTTTAATCGTTTGGGCTAGACGCCTAGCCGAACCACGAACAGAGTCTCTTCCCCCACCTCCCCGTTCCTCTTCATCCCTATTACCCTCGCCATAAAGCGGTGCAGGTCTTTCATGAAGTGGGGGTCTTACCGCAGAGACTTCGTCCCTAACTATCGTTTTTTTGGCGACAAGAGAACTTAAGTCTTCGCCACACCCACCACAAAACTTTGGTTTTGAGATGGTATATTCGTTTTTCTTTCCGCAGTGGGAGCAATAGGTATTATTCATAAGTGTTTATATGATATATAATAAGGATTGATTATACTTTTGTCAAAGTGGGGTCTTTTTTAGGCTTGACACGGGTAATTAAATCTTGTGTTTTTAGCTCTTTGGTTTGCTGTTTGCCCCAGAAACTATCTCTATCACCCATTCTATATTTTAAATGACCCTCAAGCTCCTCCCAAGACTTAGCTCCTTTGATTTCTGATTCGTCTCGAAAATCTTGGATAGACGCTGCCTTCATATGGTCCAAGCGAATCTTAATCCATAAGCGGTAAAGACCCCAGACTATTGCGACTAGGACAAGTAATGCAATTACCCCACAGGCGTATGGGAACCAAGCCTGAGAGACAAGGGTGATATAGCCTAGGCGTATAAAGAGAATGAGCGACCCTCCGATAATAAGCAGACCTCCTTGCCCCCACATTTTACCCTGAGTAAGCGCAATAAGGCCGATTCCACCTAATATACAACCGATACTAGCCAAAGCCAAGGCTCTCATTAGCCAAGCCTGCTCTTTGTCCTTATATCGTTTTTCTAGTCGGGCTATTTCATCCGCGACATCATTGGCATGTTTTATTTTTTCTAGTTCTCTTTCTTTTTCTAAAAGAGTAATGGCAGAGTCTCTTGCTTCAAGAGCCAAATCTCTTTTAATAATTTCCTCGTTCTTCTTCTCTATTTTTTTCTTAGCTTCTTCGTTCTCTCCGTAAGCCTCTCGGTATAGCTTTTCCGCCTTTGCTTTTTCGTCTTCTAAGATAGCGATAACACGGTCTTTTGCTTTTATAACTTCCTCTGGGTTTGGCTTAGCCCCAAATGAATCCAAACGTGCTTCGCCAAGAACGGCTTCTTTATTGATAGCTTCTTTTGGAGGGCTATCGTTAATATACGAACTAGTGAATTTAATAGCAACGAAGTTGGCAGCGGCTAAAGAGGCTTGTTCACTAATCCAATCGAGCTTTTTAACTAAATCACTATTTTGTTTTTTTAGCTCCGTGATTTGTTCTGTTTGCGCCACTCGGAACTCAGTAGCCTTTTCTCCCTCAGGTATAACTACCGAGCTGGTTTGACATGAGGAACCCATGCCTATGATAAGTAGGACTAAGCCAAAAAAAATACTTTTGACTAATTTCATTTCGCCCCCGTTTTTAAGAGCTTCACCTCTTGATCCAACTCTTTTATAGAATTGACTAGGGTCGCCAGTAGGGCTCTGTCCGAAAATGAAAGATAACCATTACTACCAGACGATACCGCGTCAGGAACGGACTCTGCCACTTGTTGAGCGGAGAAACCGACATAAACACCACTCATTTCTAAGTTGCTTTGTTCATTCCAGCGATGATAGATAGGGTTGATGTGAGTGATTGCGCCTAGGCCTTGGGTGTATGGTCCCAAAATAGTCTTGAGTCTCTCATCAGAAACAGATGTTACATTTCCAGCTCCGTCAAATGTTGCCGTTCCCGCCCCAAAGTTTTGAAAACGAACGGTAGAGGTTGTGTGGAGCTGCGCCGTCGCACTATCCGTTCCTATTGCAACTCCGGTGGAGTCCAAGCGTAAAACACCAGAGTTTGAAGCTCTGACATAAGACGACCCATGGTGTCCAACGCCAATCCCTTCAGAAAATCGATAAGCTTGATTACGATAAACTTCCGTATCTAAATATAAATTAGCGTTCTTTGTCGTATCTGGTGGCTCGG